GGTCGTTATGACTAAACCAAACTACACACCAGAGATGGTGCAAATGCTGAGAGATGCTCAGCCAATCGACTTTGACAAGGCTCAAGCTTTAGCCAAAGAACTTAATCGAAATGTGCGTTCTATCATTGCGAAAGTAAAGCGCGAGGGACTTGACTATATCAGCAAGCCCGCTCCCGCGAAGAAAAAAGCAGCACCTACTAAAGGTGACCTAGTGCATGCAATCTGTAAAGCTGTAGATATCGACTCGTGCGATGGACTAGAAAAAGCAACAGGTGTGGCACTTTCAAAACTACTGGAAGCGATCTCATGATCGCTTTCATCGGTTGGGTTGGTTGCTTTGCGATGGTTGCGTTTTCTTTTACGCTGTGGATTCCACTTGCTATGCTCGGACTGTCACTCTTGACAGTCCAAGCGACCGCGACCAAAACTTACAATCTGGTCACATTAAATGTAATTTCTTTGATCGGATTTGTTGCAAATTATTTTAACTTTGCTATACTGTAACAACATAAACAAAGAGAGGAAAAAAGATGTATTATATATTTGACTTAGATAACACTGTCATCGATTCAAGCCACCGCCAGACTTTTGTCAACGGCAAGCTAGACCTTGACGCATGGAAGAGAGACAACACAAAAAAGAACATTCGCAAAGATTCACTTTTACCGATTGCTAAGATTATGAAAACAGCAAATCGATTTGGTCATCATGTGATTGTTTGCACTGCTCGCAATCTCTGTGCCTATGATCTCAATTTTCTGGCTGACAATGGGTTGCGATACAATACGATTCTGTATCGTCCTACTGGAAACGATCAGCCAGACGCGGAACTAAAGCATGATCTATTGATCAATTATTTCTCAATGTTGGGCGTTCCGTTGGCTCGTTGGGTTCGTACTGCGGTATTTTACGAAGACAATCAGAGTGTTTTAAAAATGGCTCGTGATCTTGGTATTCGTTGCAAAGATGCGACCAAACTCAATACGATACTACGGGAGGCTAGAGCATGAGCAAGATAATCAAATCAACAGATCAAATCGAGATGGCTCCGACTAACTGCTATCCACTTGACGGGTTAGCGTTTCACTATCTCTGGGAGCTTGTAGAGTTCGGCATTTTTAAGAATGGATACGCAAAGGTTCAATACTCATGCGGTGCTCATGGTGGCTACGAGCGAGTGCGGTGGTGTTTGCATGATGTTGAAAAAGCTTTTGGTATTCCTCGCGGTACACTCACCGCCAAGGTTCACCGTATGAGACTAGGTAACAATGACGAAATTTTATCAGCAGAGCAATTTGTTCACGCTAGGAACTTGAGCGATAAAATTTACACTCAGGATAAGCGGTGGCGTAAGGTTGGCGGTAAAACTGAGTTTTACAACATCAGCGAAAAGCAAGCGACCGCACGATTTGCGAATAGCTACCGCAAGACAAATCTCAAGCTAGGGCATGACGTTATGTGGCAAAAACGACACAAAGGTCAATATGGTGTGCCGAGCACTTGCGGAACGTATTCATAACTGTTATAATCTAGCATACAAGGGAGAAAAATTATGAACAAGCTAGAAAAAGAACAAGCAAGGCTCAACAAACTTGCTGAGAACAACACCCAAAAGGTCGCGATCATTTTAGAGGGTCGCGACTCAGCGGGAAAATCTGGGACGATTCGCGAGGTTACGCAATATCTCAACCCAGATTGGTTTTCAGTCTGTTTATCTTCTCGCCCTACTGAGTCAATTATGAATCAATGGCTCACATACTGGCGCGGAAAGATGCCGCGAGAAAATCAGATTGTTTTTTACGATCGCTCGTGGTACTCTCGTGCACTGTGTCAGCGTGTTAATGGGTGGTGTACTGATAAACAATATCGAAATTTTATGTCCAAGGTTCTCGACTGGGAAAATTCGCAAGATATTATTTTTATTAAGACATGGCTATCAATATCTGAGCGCGAACAACTCAACCGACTGACTGAGCGCGAGATTTCACCTCTAAAATATTGGAAATTATCGCCAAATGACAAAAAAGCGGTTCACCAATATGATGATTATACTATCGCCAAGGGTAACGTATTTGATTATTGTGGGAAGTGGCACTCGATTGACTACAACGACAAGAAAAAAGGACGATATAATTTTATCAAAAAAATTAATGACTTACTGGAGAACGTATGACTAAGATAATTGCTGGATACTTATTTAAAATTTATATGATTTATTCTATAATTGCCGATTTACTTTTATTATCGGGTATTGTCTGGCTCATCATTCGGTGAGCCTTGACAAATAAAATCGGCGCCACCGCGCCAGAGTAGTAAGTCAACGACTTTTTTGCGGGTTCCTCGGAAATCTGTGACCGTTTGTGCAAATTTGGTCATAGTCTTTTTTTCTTGCGCCAATAAGTAGTAGTTCGACGATGATAAAAAATGCTTGCGCCGATTATACAGTAGTAAATAAACGATGTCAAGTCTTTTTTGCGGGTTCCTAGCAATTATTTGCAAGTTGGTCAAGTCTTGCTCAGCGCGCCGATTGTAGCAAATCTAAGTACAAAAGTCAAGTACTTTTTTGATATTGCGTAAGCAAAGATAATTTAGGATAGTCTGCGAAAACCCGGGCGGGTGCGGTATAATTTGCGAAAATTTTGGCAACTTTGCAAAAATAATTCTTGACACGCCGAGGTCGTGTGCGGCCCCCGCGAATTCAGTTGCGTTATTTTAACAAAAGCTGGAAAAATCATTTGACAACATCCTCATACGCGCGTATAATACATTTATGAAATCGAGATATAACCTTTTACAAAAAATCAAAACATTCTTTACTGGAGAAGAAAACATGGCAGATACAAAAAGAACCCCTAACTACACAGACGCACAAGTAAATACTATGGTTGCAGACTACAGCGAAGCTCCAACAAAGCTAACTGTAGAGAGATTGGCACGAGAGCTACACAAGACTCCACGTTCAATCATTGCAAAGCTAGTACGAGAAGGTGTCTATCAAGCACAACCACGAGTAACAAAAACAGGTGCTCCTATCATTCGCAAGTCAGAATTAGTAGCACAGATACAAGAGAACTTGGGAGTAGAAGTTCCAACTCTTGAGAAAGCAAGCAAGGCAGACTTAGAGAGATTGGTTTCTGTAGTAGTAGCACAATAGTGTCGATCAAGCAGAAATATGAAGGACTAGTGTGGTTCGGTATCGCACTAGTCGGACTTCCAATAACAGTTGCGGTAGCAGAATTACTCACCAACTGAAAAATAATTCTTGACTTTGATGGTCGACTTCAATATAATATTCATATTGAAATCGAGAAAGGTAAACAGCGGCTCAAAGTAACTGAGATAAGTTCCTAAGTGATGGTAAAGATCCAACGTGTCCATCAGCCTCTTCTCACACCTAACCTCTCTTTAGGTGTATAAAGCGTATGGTAGAGAGGCGTCTTTTGGCATTTATAGGTTTTCTACTTTGACGGACAAACTAGGCAAACCGAGGAGTTGCAACCCTGAAGCGGTGTAACACTAAGTATACGAGAGGTGGGCGATACTTAACTTTAGAAGGCTTCTATTTAGGAGCCTTTTTTATTACGTCCGTAAAAAATATCTTGACTTTTTTGCTCAACTTCCGTATAATATACGTATTCAATAAGGAGAATTATATGGGAAAAGTTTTGGAGTTTCCACGACGAAAGAAACAAGTGTATGATCTAAAAAAGTTACTGGATGATACAGTTTATATGCTCGAAAGTAACTATAATTTAATTGACAGCCTACACAGAAAGCTAGCAGAGTTAGAAACCGAAGTTACAAAGATGGAGCAAGATTACAATCGATTACTTGGCACATACATCACAGAGGTTGGTGTAGAGAGTGTGCCAGTAGAATTATTTTCGTACAGTACAAATATTGATGTGATTCGTAACAAAGACGGTACTTGGACGATGGAATGGAAAGGAGATCCAGATGGCTCATAAAGATATAAATGATCATATACTATTTCCCTTTATCATCTCTTGCGGTGCGTTTGTTGCAATTATGGTTGCCTTTGCAAATGCTGAATATCGTGGACAACCTATGGGAAACAACTGTATTGGAGAGTGTTACGAGCAGTTAAAGGAAAGGCGCGAAGTCGCCCGACTTGCTAAGTTAGAGGAAGAAAGATTAATAGCGGCAGGTGTGATTGAAGCTCCTGTCGTAGTGGAAGATCCCACGCCACCTATGTGGAATGGATGTGCTGGATGTCATGGAATGAATGGAGAAGGCATGGGAATCTTTCCGAAACTCGCGGGTCAAAGTAAAGAATATATTGTAACTGCTTTGAACCAGTATAAAAACAGAGAGGAACGCGGCAGACAATCAATGATGATGTGGTCGCAAGCGTCAATACTTTCAGCTAGAGATATTGACACATTAGGAGATTTTATTAGTAATTTGGAGGAGTAGTATGAATTACACAAAAGAACAAACAGAATATATCGTTAAAAAATATGTAGCAACACCGAGTATGGATTCAGTACGATTGCTAGCAGATGAAATGGACAAGAGTATTAAATCAATTATCGGTAAGCTCTCACGAGAAGGAGTATATCAACGTGCAGTTTACAAAAACAAAATTGGTGAAGTGCCTGTCACAAAAGTGGAGATCGTTAATAATATTGCTGAAAACTTGGGAATTGAAGTTGAATGTCTGGTGGGTCTCGAGAAAAGCCCAAAGGCAACGCTTAAAACTTTGGAAGTCGCAACGGGTGCGCAAAACACCTCAACAATGGCGAAGGCAACAGCGTAAGATTTTTGATAAATCCCAAGTAAGATACACAGACGGCGATAACACTTAAGTCGCCACGGGTGCTCAACGAAACAGTCCGACTCTAGTAATAGGGTTGGACTTTTTTATACCTACAGAAAACCACACGCCCCTCAGGATAATCTAATACAATTTGACAAAAGACGTAAAAGTAACGAATAAAAAATCGCGATTGGGCAAAATTATTCCGAATATGTGTATGTGAAAAAATAATAATTTTTTAGTAAAATTGTTTTTGGTCAGAACGACCATGGAAAGAGTTGTTTGATTATCGTGAATCTTAACAATTGATCATAGACATCTTTGAATTGAAGCACAATAGTTATGAAGATCAGATAACCAGTTTAATCAGCAACTATCTTATCTGCACTCTCTTCGCTATGGCTTCGAGAGCAATAAGATTGACGTTGCAATTAAAACGATTATCTTCTAGTTAAGAAGAAGTTGTTATTGATCATGTTTCTTATCAACTATGTTGTATATTTTATCACACTTTTTCAAATTTGGCAAGTAGTAATTTTTGGGCAGGTCATAGAAGATTGCTGCTCGCATACAGATTTTATGATAGTTAAGAAGCGAAATTTATTTTTATGCAGGTATCTTATAACCGCGTTTACCAAGAAAAGTATCCTCTAACCACTTTTCATTCTCAGCTACATACTTTTCAAAGCTAAGAGTTTTCATTCGAAAAAGCTCACGCTCTCGACAGTTTCGTCTCCACATTCTGTAGAGAAAATGTTTGTAAAGGTCAGTCATCTATATCTCCAGTTCAGTTAAATTATGTTCACGATCTAAGTATTTGTACTCAAGTTTTTGTACGTCAAATTCTTGAAGTGCATTGAAAATCTTTTGCGGTTGAAAATCTCCGCAAGTATAAACATCAAGTTGTACTAATGCAGGTATTCTACGATCCCAGACATGAATGGCAATGTGAGAAGTTTCAATGATTACAACTCCCGTTGCTCCTTCATTTCCTTCGACATCCACGTAGGCACTGATCGGTCCTTTGCAGATTTTCATACCGATCAGTTCCACTACGTTTTTTAACCACTGTTCCACATAGTTGGGACAAGTAGGTGGATCTAAACACTCTGCTCGTATAATTAAGTGTTTATGTACTAACATTTTATGCTCCTTCTACGAAAGGTAGTAGGTTAGGTTCACGATAGTGAGGTCCCTTCTTGACCTTTCCATTTGCAAAGTAATGGACTCTACCATCGGGTCCGAGCTTTGTCATGTTACTGGAATGAACCTCGTTGAAACATTCATCGAGATCGATTCCAAAGGTGTGTCCTGCCCCATAGACAACGTAAAGTATGTCTGTGAGACCGTCAGCGATTGCTAACATATCCATGCCTTCCACTGCCGCCTGTAACTCTGCGACTTCTTCTTGTATCAACTCGAGTCGTAACTTCATCAAAGACGGATGTGGAAAGTGTGGCTTGTGGTGAACTTCTTGCTTACATGCTTCCATGAAGTCTCCCACTTTTTCAAAATTTGTAATTAGATGTTGCATATTAAAAAGGTGTCCCCATTTGTTGAAAATCCAAAGATTGAATTCTCATGTTTCTTACGCACTTGCAAGTTAGGTTTTGTCGGTTTGGACCTTCACACATTTTTACAGTGTTTGCTGGACAGTGAAGCGTATTTGTGTTGAATAATGCATCACCTGCATACGATTCCTTTGTTCCTACCGAACCCCCTACTGCACTACATCCTCCTAGTATAAACAGTAAAGATATTAAAATGTATTTCATTTTTTCCTCGCGTGGTTATTGTGAGTGAATATTTATTATATTTTATTTAAACCATTTTGTCAAGAACTATTTTTCGTACTCATGCCATTCAGAATAGCGTACGTATTTTTTTCTTATATGACACCAATACCAACCTTTCTGATCTTCACAGATTGGCTCTTGGCTTTCTTCAAAAAGTTCGAGTTGATCTTCTGGCATCTTCTATTCTCCTTAAACTTCTGAGCTTCTCAGCATCAGTCATTGTTTTCCAGTTTGTAATTTCTTCGACTGTACGATAACAACCAATACAGCCTCCGAGTAAAGGATCAAGCAGACAAGTACCAATACAGGGTGATTTTACTCTTTCCACTCTAGTATTAGTTGTACCAGCTTCTTGTCCCATAACTTTTTAAACTCATCATTGTTTGCACGATCACGTGCGTTTCGTAGAGCAATTGCTCTTCTTATAATTTTATTTACTTTCATATCCATCCTAGTTTTGTAGCATTGTGTATTATAATCATAAAGCAAGTAAAGATATGTATTACCCACCAAAAAGTACGAATACCTGCTACAATATCAGCTTGTGTATCTGTCTCACCAACTTTCTCGCCAAGACTTCTCGCCCAGATTCTCCACCATTTTTTCATAACAGTTTCTCAAGGGCATTCCGTAATAATAATGCTAGACCTACCGCATTGAGAACAATTAGAGCACGATCATTCCACATGACAGCAATAATGAGCCACATAAAAATGCCCACACAAGAGAAAGCTAAATCTATATGCCCATAGCCTTCAATACCTCGAAGTGACATACCTACCAGTAAAAGTACACTTGCAATCCATTTTATATACCAATCAGGAGTATATTTTGGTGTTGCACTTTTAAATATACGTTTACTGTTTTTCAGTTCCTCTTCTGTAAATTTCACTTCCTGTTCTGCCATTTCTCCACCAGTGTTCTAATTAGAAAAAATATATGTACACCTGCGTATAGGGATACAAACCATCCAAAGACACCGAGTAAAAATATTGATATTGCTTCTACTAACATTTTATTCGGTGCACATGCAATTTTCCTTTATGGAATACTTGCACTACTTCGTGGTTTTCAAATTCAAAAATCGAATCCTCGAACTTAGGCCAGAGCTGCTCTCGCCACCATTCGATTTCTTCGCCCCATTCGCTCTCAGTATACTCTGAGAATCTTTTCGTTGTTTCATCAAAAGTTATAATATTAATCATAGTTCGGTTAACGCTCCTACGAGTCCTATTCCTAAAGTGTTTGCTAAAATGTCATAAACTTCACCCGAACGGTATCCAGTCATAGATTGTAAAACCTCCACCAAAGAACCTAGTAAAAATACTAGAATAGCAATGATGGTTGATGAATAGCGATCTTTGTAAGTTTTAGCTGCTAAATAAAATAAAGCTCCATATGCAATTGCATGAGATACTTTATCATTTACCAATGTAAAGGATATTGGAGTAAAAAATAGTATTAGTAATACCAAAAAGAATATCCAAAATCCCAGTTTGTAGCCCTGTGCCATAATTACCTCCAGTAAATATCTGTTAGTATTGTTTCGTAAGCATAGGCTTCTACTTCCCACGGATGCTCTTCGTATGGCAAATGATCGCAGTCGGTAGCCAAATCATTCGACTTCCAAACATTGTTGACCATATTGATTTGTCCACGAGCGAATTGCTTCGCGTGAGTAAGTTCATGAGCGATACTGCCAGCAATCTCAAAGTCAGTATACGGAACTACTTCATCGTCTTCATACATCCAATGAGTAGCTACTTCGATCTCTGATGATTCTTCATCGCCCAAACAAAAACCTGCATGACTACCGTTATCTCCCACAAACTTTTTGAGTGTGATCGATATATTATAATCTGTGTCAGCAGGTTCTTTATCAAAGAGTGCAATGATGCAGTCGTCTACGAATCTATCGTATCGCTTAGTTAATCCTTCTGTGCTTACCTTTATCATGTATTATCCTCGATTTATAAAAGATATTATACAAAACTTGAAGCAATGTGTCAAGAATTATTTTCTGGATAAAAACTTTTTATTCAGCTTTTCTACGCGTTTTTTCTCACGAGCAACTGCAGATGCTCTCTTCTTTTGTTTTCTTTCTGATTTTGATGTATAGCGTTCTTTCTCTCTGTAATCGAGAAGTTTTCCACTATCGTTGATTTTTCTTTTGAGCAAGCGAATTGCCTGCTCAACATTACCATTCCGTACTGCTACCCTCATGAATCATCCGCATCTCTACCTAGCATCATAAGAAAAAGAAATAACATAATTGCACTGGCCTGCCAAAAAGACAGTCCTCCAATCGTCCATGTATCTGGGTTATCAACTAGCATTTCTTTTAAATCTATATCCTCTTTTCCGTAGGTAATGTACCTGATTTCTTATGCTCTGCAAAGATCGACTCGGCAATAAATCCTGAATCTCTTCCGCAGATTTAAACAGATAGTTTTGGGCAAGCAATCTACGCTCATCCTCTGTCCAAGGTCGCTTGAAATAATTTTTCATGTGAGTATTATACCGAAATGAACATGGTTTGTCAAGAATTTTTTTAAAGATGCTCAAAAATGTTTCTTGACATTTATGCTACTTTTAGTATATAATTCATCATATAAATAAAAATTTACTCGGTATTTACAATAAAGTTCTTGACAGACATTCTAAACTTGCGTATAATATCTTTTCAAATGGAGAACTAACTATGATAGAGACAGCTATTTTTGTATTTTGCTTACTTGGATGCGGCTTAACCTGTCATCAGTTAGGAAAACAAGAAGGGATTGAAACTACAATAGAAACATTAATTGATAAAGGGCTATTACAAACTGCGAATGAAGAATAAATTAATTATAGAGCAAGTATGGGAAGAAGGTAGATATAGGTATAAAGTGTTTGATAATAATACTTTATATATGATTACAAACTCAAAAAGAGTAGCAGAATACGCCAGAGATAAACTGAGAGAAGAATATAGGAGACATAAAGATGCCGATGAAGTTTGAACCAACAAGAAAAGTTTTAGTAAACCGCAAAGCAAAGAAATACAAAACTGTTCACAGTTATATGCACACAACAGCTACAGATAAAATAATGGAAGCATTTGAAAGTGCAAATACTAAACCAAAGCATAAAGTCAAGTATCGAAATGAGCTTGTACGCAGAGGAATATTACATGGATAGTATTAAGAGAGCAGGTTTATGGGTATATGATTGTTACGAGTTAATATTCAATCATAATAAAAACCCTTTGAAGAATATACCAGACCCACTTGCAAGAATGTGGATAATGGTAGTGCTTGCCTGGCTATGGTCAATTACATTTGGATGCCTCATTGTAGGTAGCATAATGTTTGCAGGACTTAGTATGGCAGCACACTTTTTGTTACTATGTATGGTAACATTAACAGTCTGTGTTTTCTGGGAAGCAGATCGACGAGGAGACACATGGCTTCTAACACTTCGTAAGAAGTAATTTTAATAATAGACTACCGAAAGGAGTCGCAGGGTGTTCCGAAAGGGCACAAGGAGAACTAATATGAATGCACAACAATTATCAATGGCAGACCTGCCTAGAATGTTTTTAGGGTTTGACCGAATGCAAAATGAATTCCTTAGCAGAAATCTAGATACATCTTACCCAAGATACAATGTCATAAAGAAAGGAGACACAGGATACCTAATTGAATTAGCAGTACCTGGTTGGGATAAGAAAGATCTCGAAGTCAGTTTACATAAAAACGTATTGACAATTAAAGGAACAAGGAAGCAAACGACCAGTGATACAGAAGTGTACTTGCATAAAGGACTAAGTGGAAAATGTTTTACAAAAACCTTCACAGTCGGGGAGTACATAGTTTTAAAAGAAGCATATATGGCAAGAGGATTGCTATGTGTGGAACTAGAAGAACGTATTCCTGAGGCTGAGCAACCAATATACGTTGATATAAACTAGACAGGGATCGACAGATCGTTAAGGAGAACTTGAATGTCGCTTCGAGCAAAACTTGCTGTGCGTAGATTTTTTGACTACGTTGCAGTAGTAGTGGCAATATGGATGCCACTTACCGTAATATACTTCGCCAGTATGAGCTATTAAGGATCACAAATATGAATAGAGAACAAGTACAAAAACAATTAGAAATAGACGAAGGAGTAGTTTATGAGATCTATAGAGATCATTTAGGCTATCCTACATTTGGTATAGGACACTTAATAAGAGAGGAAGACCCAGAGCACGGGCAACCCGTGGGAACTCCTATAGATAAAGAAAGAGTGACTGAAGCGTTCCAAGCAGATTTGGATATCGCCATAAATGAGTGCAAAGTTCTTTATGATAAATGGGATCAATTTCCAGGGGAAGTTCAAGAGATACTCGTCAATATGATGTTTAATCTTGGACGTCCCCGACTTAGCAAGTTTAAAAATATGAAACGAGCTTTGGATAATGGTAACTGGCAGTTAGCTGCGGCAGAGGGAGAAGATTCTCTCTGGTATCGACAAGTGACAAATCGAGCCGAAAGGTTGATGACAAGACTAGAGAATGTCTAAAGTACTTTTTGGAGTCATAGGTGCAATGATGATTAGTATGTTTTCGTACTATCAGTTTTTTGTTATTCCAATGAAAAATAAAATCGAGGAACAAGCAAAAGTAATTATAGCACAAGATTTGAGAGACAAAGAACAGAAAGCGGCAATCGAATCTTTGCAAACCAATATGCAAAAAACATCAGAAGCCTTGAAAGGACTGCAAGTAAAGAATCAAAAATATGAAGAGGATATGGCTGAGTATCTTGATATATTTCGTAGACACAATGTAGCGAAGTTAGCAAGTGCAAAGCCAGGCCTCGTAGAATTAACTTTCAATAAAGGTACGAAGGAGGTATTCAATGCTATTCAAGAGGACAGTACTCGCATTAGCAGTATTAATGATTAGTGGATGTAGCTTTCTTCAACAACCGCCACGCGAAGTAGAAATCATAACAAAACCTATTAAAGTAGATATTGTACAACCTATCCTACCACGCCCCATCAAACTAAAAGAACCAAAATGGTATGTAGTATCAGATGCAAAGATAGTAGAACCATGTATCAAAAATCCTGAAACAAAAAAGCCAGACTGTAAGCTGGGAAGAGAAGATAAATATCCAGAGGGATATACTTATCACGACAGATTCATGGATGAAATAAAAAAGAAACATGGAGGAGACTTAGTGTTTGTAGCCATGACTGTCAAAGATTATGAACTTATGACAGCAAACACACAAGAAATAAAACGATATATTAATCAGTTAGGAGAGGTAATAATTTACTATAAAGAAGTTACCACGGATGATACCACCGAATAATTATTTCTTGACATCGAATGTGAACTTTAGTATAATAGTATTTAATTTTTCGAGACTACAAGCATGAATTTATTTTACTTAGATGATGACTTTGAGAAGTGTGCAGAGTATCATGTGGACAAACACATTGTAAAAATGCCTCTCGAAGTAGCACAATTATTATGCACAGCAATATGGGTAGATGAACACCTAGGATTTATACCTAGAGCATTGGAGAAAGATGAAAGAGATCATCTAAACAAACTCAAGAATGATATAAAACATTTACCGCTAGAAGAAAGACCACTAACTCCATACTTGCCAATGATGTACAATCATCCTTGCACAATATGGGTACGTTCATCTCTTGACAATTTTGAGTGGACACATTGTTATGGAAATGCTCTAAATGATGAGTATCGCTACAGATACGGAAAAGAACACAAGTCAGTAGTTGATGTAATCAATAATTTACCAGAGCCAAAGAATATGCCAAGACGAGGATTTACAACATTCGGTCTTGCAATGCCAGATGAGTTAAAAGATTATGATAATCCGATCCAATCGTATAGAGACTACTACCACCTTGATAAAGCCACCTTCGCCAGTTGGTCGCATCGAGAAAGACCTCCATGGTGGAACGACCACTATGCTGACTATGAGAAGAGGATCACAGCAAAATGAAACCATTAGAAAGACAAGAGGGAGGAGATCACTACGATCTTCCCATACAACCTCTAGAATATATTCATGCTAATCAGTTAGGATATATTGAAGGAAATATAATTAAGTATGCAACTCGACACAAGAAAAAGAATGGAGTTGAAGATATAAAGAAAATAATACACTACTGTGAACTACTATTGGAGTTAGAATACGGTGAGAATAAAAAAGAAGGAACACGAAAATTTAAGCAACACAAACATCGAGAAAGTGATGAACCTGCTGTCGGGTACAGCTACAGAAAAGGCTATAACTAAAAAAGAAGCCTGTGATATTCTAAATATATCTTATAATACTACAAGACTACAGAAAATTATAGATAGTTATGTAGAAAGAAAAGAATACACAAAAAAGCGAAAGCAATCGCTACGGGGTCGTCCCGCATCTCAGCAAGAGATACAAGAGGTGTGTGAGAGCTACTTACAAGGTGATACAGTTAGTAATATTTCTAAAGCATTGTTTCGTTCTACAGGATTTGTTCGATCAATCTTAGAAAAGGTAGGAGTTCCACAAAGACCAAACAATAAGGAGGAGCGCATGCTTCCTCACATTTATCCAGACGAATGTATGTCTGATGATTTTGAAGAAGGAGAGATTGCATGGTCAGCAACATACCATGCTCCAGTAACAGTCTTATACCGAGTAACAAAAGAGTATGTAGACGCAAAGAAGGGAATGGGAAAGACAGACTATGAAAATACATATGGATGTCCTTGCTATTCTATTTATGTAAAACAAAGATCAGAGCCAAATGCAGAAGATCCATTTGCATTACCAACAAACGGAGGTTTCTATGCTTATCAGCTCGCATATGAGCTATGTAAGTTAGAACATCTCAAAGAGTATGGAGTGCGGCTCGAAAGAATAGGGAGTGTATAATGTATTTAAAAGACGCATTAGTAAAATACTATGAAGGACTTATGGCAAAACATCGTTACAATGTAGAAGTGTACCTCACTAATCCTGCGGGAATCGGAGAGCACTCAGATATAATCGAAGCAGTCGACATAGAACTTGGACATCTTGTCGACGCTCAGGACAAGCTAGAAGCTGTTAGAGAGTTAAATTATAAATGATTTTTCTCCAGCCTACTGCAAAGAGTGCAATCGAACGAGCAGAAATGCCCTCTGGGTATTTTGGTATTCGTATAAAAGTACAAAGAGCAGGATGTAATGGACACACATATGCAATGGAGTGGTGTAACAAGAAAGAAGAGCACGACTTTTTAATTCAAGATGCAGAAAAAGATATTTATATAGATAAAAAGAGCATGTTGTATTTAGCAGGTTCTCATTTAGTTTATAAACAGGATCGGTTTCGAGAAGGATTTGAGTTTGTCAATCCAAATGAAACAAGCAAGTGCGGGTGTGGAGAAAGTTTCTATGTCGCATAGGAGAGATAAATGCCATATAATTATAAAGTTATAGATCATTATGAGAATCCTCGTAATGTAGGATCAATG